GGGGCCTCCACTTCATGTATGCATTGCAACAAAAGGGAAGTCTATACCCGCTCCATTAGCGGCCTCCAATGATTTAAAACATTGTGGGATATCAATTTATACTTGAGAAAAGTTATATTCTATATTAAAGTCATAGAAGACTATGATGTGGACAAAAGAGAATTAGAATCCACATCGTAAGCTCCAGTAGCACTTGCTGAAGCCGGCAAAAACACAGGCGGAGGGCCTATATACATCGCCAGCTGAGCATCGTCAGCAGCATTAATGTTAATCCAGGAAAAAACTCCAGAACCTGCAGCGCCAGCGTCAGGTTGTATGCGCAGAGCCCAAATGGCTTGAATAGCTACATAGGGTGAAGGATTTGAAGTCAAAGAGTAAGGGTTAGAACCCAACCAGTTAACTCCAGCACTAGTCAACGCATTGGCAATCCATGTATTAACACGCTTAGTAGGAAAAAAGCCAGGTAAGCGAGCATGCAAATTATTCTCTGTAGTAAACAAAACAGGAGAATTGGAATTTCCACGATTGCAAGGCCTAGCCAATGTATCCAAAATTCCGCCATTTTGTGGACACTGAGAAAGGTAATAAGAAGATGTTTGCGAAGTATCATAGATGTGCAAATCCGTACCACCCTTGAGAAAAGTGTAACAACTGGCCCAATTACCTCCATAAGAAAAAGAACCAGCAGAAGGAATACCTACAGCTGGTACTAATGAACTAGGAGTAGGCTGATAATACCACGGCGGAACAGTAGTAAAAATAGCAGAACCAGCAGCACCACCCAAGTTAGAAACATGGGGAATAGAAATCAATTGCTTTACTGACGTAATAGCCTCCCCCATAGTATGTTGATTAGCTTGCTCATAAGTTTCGGAAATAACGCGTCCAGATTGAACTTGAATTGTTCCCTTATTATGAACCGAAAGCAGACAACCGACTGGATTAGAAAGCTCAAAGTCAGGCATGCCAGCAACCTCTACAACACAAGAAATAGTGTTGCTAACAACAGCAGAAGCAATGACTGGATTAACCACATACATGGCCAAAAACCCAGCAACGCTGCTAATGTTAGTGTAAATAAGAGGCGTAACATATGGAACTTCAAACTCAAAAACATTAGAATCTTTAAGATCAAAAATTGCAGAATAAGCAAAAGGATCAGGTCCAACGGCAGAATATGCTGGAATGGTAGCTCCAGTAGGATTGGTCATATAATCCCTGAGAGTCTGATCTGCAACCTGAGGATTATAAGTCACAATAACACGACCGGCATGCATCTTAGTCTTAACGAAAGTAAAACGAAATTTAACGCCACCACGCCATTGCTTAAACGAAGACGCAGCAAACATTAAATGGGAAGGTTGTATAGAATTGGCAGCAGCGCTACTAATAACCGGAGCATGTTTATTAGATGCGGGAAGACTACCACCAGCAGTACGAAACCAAAAACTCAAAGGTGAGATGGGCGTTGCATACAATAATGTACCAGAAGCAACTGATGTGGTGATATCAAAAACATTAATCTGACCCCACCTGCTACAAATATATGCAAGACTCATCTCATCGACATCGGAAGCTCCGACACCAGTGTGAATTGAAGTCATATTATTTGCAGTAGCAGCTAATACCATGGTGCTAGTAGCTACGTCAGTATTAAATTCACCAACCGTGTCTAAACGAGCAACTCTCATGACAGGATCAGTAACTTGAGGTTTTCCAAATCCAAAATACCTAGCCAGCATGGCAGCCTTACCAGGAGCCCAAGCAGTAGGACCGGCAAGCGTGGCAAGCGAAGGAACACCCTTAGCAACAAAGCCAACAGCTCTACCAGCCGCATGCAAAGCACTAGAATAAGGATGAGAATCAGACTCAAATTCCTCGGTTACGGGTGACAATTTTTTACCAGCATTAAGCACAACAGTACTCGTGGACTGGGGTGTAACACCAAACAGCTGAATGTCTTCTAAATGCAAGTAAAGTTGGTAAGTTGGAAGGCCCATACCAGAAACAGAAGGGACATTAGCCAAAGTAGAAATGCCAACCTGACCATAAGCGGTCTCAACATTATTAGTTCCCCTAATGTCGCAATACTCAGCAGTATAAAGATAAGGCAACTTAAGTTGAACCATTGTGTCGGAAGACAAGTCTAACACAACATGGGGCAAATTGGTCACTGTGCACGAATCGGCAAACCGATTGTAATTATTAGTATTGTAACCATATTGAAAAGCTAGAGCTATCAAACCCTGATGAAAAGGGGTAGCTGAAACCTGCAAAGTGTAAACAATAGTAGCACGAATGCCAAACGCACCCAAAAGGCGAGCTTGACCAGTGGTCCAATAACTCAAAAGGGTAGGCCAAGTAACAGACCCACCGGCAAAAGTAGTCCTGGAACCAGTAGGAACAGTGCCTGTTAGAACAGGTGTGGGGCGAGCAAAGTAAGCACGGACATCCTGCATGTTCAACTGCAAAGGAATGTCCGTGGTGCTATATTTAGAATCAATAGCACTCACAGCTGTACATGCTTCCTGAACAAAACTGGTTACACCAGTAGTCTCAGGGGGCCCCGAAATAGTCAAAGACGTAATCTGGTCGCAAACCTCATGAGGCTCACGAAGATCATTATTTTCATTCATAGAATTATAAGTTGAAGCGAGAGTATTACTGCAGTTCGTCCTCTCAAACTACCCACAGGACGTTTATTCTCTGAACAAACGGTCCTGAGTAGTAAAGCTAAAAAGCTACGTTAACCATGAAGCGCCCTGTCCCAAGAAAGCTTGACCTTAAACGTCAGGAATTTACTTGCAAACTTGGCGTATATGCGCCTCAATACCACTCGTCTACCCTCGAAAGGACGAGTGACAGATAAGACTCACGCTCTAAGCAAACGCGAGTCTGAAGGCTAAAATGCTTTTGAAGCACCTCAGCCAAATGCGCGGAGTGCTTATCCCACACCTCGACAGGATGCAAGGACAATTCCTCCAAAGCATTCTCCAAATTGACCACCAAAATCTCCCTCTCAAGCTTCTTATTCTTGCACCAAAAATGCGTGTACAAGAAACTATCAAGTTCAAGCGGACACAACCAACGCCCTCGATCACAGAAAAACCTGCGCTTCAAGAACGTGACGGAAGCTAGATCAGTGTGCTCAAAAAGCTCACCAACCTTACTACCAGGAGTATAATCCATATTAAAAAGCTCCTTCATAGCTTTAGACACGGAAACCTGGTTATATGCTCCAGCAACATCATCATCCACATTCACGACATTGTCATCGCCATAAGTAAGTGGCGCAACATAGTCCCAAAACCTGCGCATATCACCGGTAATGTGATAGTAGCATGCAATAAGCAACACAAGCGAATACAAACTATTTACAATAGTCGTAAACGGATGACCGCTTGGCAAGCTTTTATTCCATTGGTAAAGATAATGCTGGGAATCGCCACGTCCGCCAATATGTCTAGAATGGACCAAGTCCTCCCAAAGCACTCGACGAGCGCGCTGATTCTCAGCAGAATCATTGTACCATTTATTTATACCATCCAAAATGGCATCGTGTACGCATGGCTGCTCACTCGAGTCAAAAGCTCTAAAATCACCATCAAACACTTTGCCACCCTTGCTCTGAAGGTGTGCGACAACACGCGGCCAATCAGAATAACAACAGATACCAGGAGCCATCCCAGAACACACGTTATTTCGCATTACAGCGCTAGAAAAACTGCCAAACAACATGCGCCATGCAATCACATAATCCAATGGAGCAGACGATATGAGACGCGTGGCGACAGCATCAATCTTAGCCATGGGCCTCAACTCGTCCTTGAGAAAATCCACATAGACATGACTCAAACGAACACCCTTACGTGCTTCACTCAAAATGAGTGAAACTCGGTCACGGAGTTCATCAC